GACCATATTACAAAACCAAGCCTAAAACGTGCGAGGATTGATTTTAAGCAGCGAAAAACATAATATACGATAGATTTAGCGGGCAAGAAAATATAACAGCTTAAAATCGAAATATGAGTGATGTCAACAAACAGTAAATAAATACTTTAAGATAAATTAATAAATACTTGAAATAATAAAGAAAAAATGAAGGGGGTGCCTTAATTATGCTCAATCAATGTAACTTTATTGGACGTGTCGGCCGTGACCCTGAAACAAAATATCTGCCATCAGGGGAACCGGTGTGCAATTTCTCTATTGCTCTCGATGAGAGTTACAAAAATAAATCCGGGGAAAAAGTGCAGAAAACGGAATGGGTTAATATTGTTGCATTTCGCAAGCTGGCCGAAATCTGCGGTCAATACCTGGTCAAGGGGAAACTGGTCTACATCGAGGGCAAAATTCAGACCCGTTCATGGGAAGATAAGGACGGCGTGAAGCGATCGACTACGGAAATTGTGGCGAATGATATGAAAATGCTGGATTCTAAAGGTCAGGCGAAATCTGAGGGACCGTATTCCGCTGCTGGAAATGCAGGAGCGGGAGATGTACCGGATGATGTTCCGTTCTGAGGTGTGTATGAAAGAGAAAAAGCCATTAGCTCAACGCCCGAAAGTTTTAAACCCCTGTGTGAATTCTCATTGCCGTAAACTTCATTCCGGTACCCGGTGGGAGTTCTGCCCGGCGTGTAAAAAAATTGCGGAAAATGATTATACCGATGGACATGGTTTGCCATCGAAGCCGCAGGTTGTGAAACGGGAAAGCCGAAAGAAGGGGAAGTACAACAAAAGAAGGCCAGCACGCTTTAGTGTGAGATTGTAAAAAAAGCTTGACACAATTGAAAGCCAAACTAGAATTTTAATCAATCAAAAGTTGCTTGGCGCTGACCCGGCGCACCGAAGGCCCTGGCAATTGAGCAGTAAGACCCAGGGACGCAGGCAGTAAACAGGTAAAATTAGCAGCAAATACGAAATGTGTAATGTTCCGGAATCGGCGGCGGATAACCGGGAAAGCGATTGAGAGCCGAAAGAGATTGCAGGAAGACCTGATAAACGAGCAACTATAAAGATTACAAAAAACATAGCTCAAAAATAAAGAATCCCAACGGGTTGAGAACTGCAAAGAGATTTTGCAGGGGGTAAGTAGGCGGAATAATAGATGTCATTAGGACGGCCAACAAAAAGAAATCCCAAAAGAGAAAAGATTATTTTAGAAGGCGTTGCCAAGGGCGAATCGCTGCGGAAGGTGTGCAAGAGAGCAGGGATTGAAACAACGACATTTCTTGATTGGGTAAGGAAAGATGATTCTTTTGCCCTACAATACGCGCGAGCTAAAGAAATTGCTGCGGAATTGATGGCCGACGAAATATTAGAGATTGCCGATGATACCAGCCAGGATGAATTATTTGTTGATCAGGAAGATGCAAGCGGTAAAAGCGCCAAGCGGGTGCAAAATTCAGAATTCATCAATCGGTCACGCCTGCGGGTAGACTCCCGCAAATGGTTATTATCAAAACTTCTCCCGAAAAAATACGGTGACAAGCTGGAATTATCTGGCGACAAAGATAGTCCTCTGACTGTTGTTGTCCGCCGGTTTACTGATGAGGCTGAATGAATATGGCCGAGCCACGCGGGAGAATAAAAATTAAAGAAGGTTTTACAAACCAGAAAGAATATAAGCGTTTATATGGGAAAGAGTATGCAAAAGACCCTAAGCGACTCATGCTTGTAAATAGCCCGGAATATAAAGCTTATATGAAAGAGTATAGCAAAAAATACAGACGAAATCCTGAATACAAAGCAAAAAAGAATGCAAGGACAAGAGAAACGAGAGCGCAATTAAGATTGGAGATATTGAATCATTATTCAAATAACTCTCTTGTTTGCGCTCATTGCGGGTATGACGATGTACGTGCTCTTGATCTTGATCATGTTGAGAATTGCGGAGGGGAGCATCGCAAGAAAGTAGGTAGAAGGGGGGCCACTTACGATATTTATGCCGAATTGAAACGTAATGGATTCCCTGATGGGTATCAGGTTTTATGCAGAAATTGTAATTGGATAAAGGAAATTGAAGCACGGGTCCAGCGTCAGTGTGATATTTTACAGCATGAGGATATGGCGGTATGAGTGAAATCATCATTCCTCAAAATTGGAAACCACGATCAGACCAAATTGCATTATGGCAATATCTGGAGAATGGCGGTACAAGGGCTGTAGAATGTGCACACAGACGCTGGGGCTGACTGAAAGGCAAAGACGACGTCTCTCTCCATTTTACTGCCACACAAGCAGTCCAGCACGTCGGAAATTATTGGCACCTGTTGCCCCAATACAATCAATGCCGCAAGGCCATTTGGGAGGCAGTGAATCCCAAAACCGGCAAAAAAAGAATCGATGAAGCCTTTCCAAAGGAAATCCGCCGGCACACCAGAAACACCGATATGTACATCGAGTTTATCAATGGATCTTCTTGGCAGTTGGTAGGCTCCGATAATTTTGATGCCCTCGTGGGTTCAGTTCCGAGAGGTATTGTATTTTCTGAATATGCCCTTAGTGATCCGCGTTGCTGGGCCTACCTGTCGCCAATATTGGAAGAAAACGGAGGTTGGGCGGCATTTATCAGTACCAGCCGTGGAGATAATCATTTCCACTCTCTCGTTCGCCTGGCAATGTCAACGCCCGGATGGTTCGGCCAGATTCTCACGGCAGAGCAAACACCAGTATTCACCGCCGAAAAGCTGGAACAAATTCGTTCTGAGCTCATTGCAACCTTCGGTGACGATATGGGTGAAGCACTGTACCAACAGGAATATTTGTGCAGCTTTCAAGGTGCGGTCCTGGGCGCCTATTTTGCTAAGCAGATGGCGAAGGCGGAAAACGAAGGGCGGATCGGGGTTGTTCCTCACCAGCCTGGCATCGAAGTCAATACCTATTGGGATTTGGGCGTTGATGACTCCATGACGATCTGGTTTATTCAGCACATCGGCAGCCAGCACCACGTAATAGATTATTATGAAAATTCCGGCTACGGATTGGAGCATTACGCCAAGATTCTGGCTGGCAAACCCTATGAGTACGGCAACCATTACATGCCGCATGATGCTGCAGCGCGGGAAATGACAAATAATGAGATAGCTCGGAGCCGAAAAGAAGTGGCTGAGGATTTGGGAATTAAGCCGGTAATTATCGTCAAGCGAGCAAAAAACATTGATGTGATCATTCAATATCAAATTCCTGCGGTCCGGAATATTTTACCGTCCTGCTGGTTTGATAAAGATAAGTGCTCCCAGGGAATCAGCGCCCTGAAAAACTATCGGGCGGAATATGATGACGAGAAAAAGAAACTCGGCAATCGCCCGGTGCATGATTGGAGCTCACACGGATCATCGGCATTTATTGTGTTTGCCGTAGGGTATAAAGATTTTCAGTTTAAAGATTTCCCGGATGAGTAAGACATGATTTAGTTTAAGCAAATAACAATCAGGGTACTCCCTAAGACCCGGCCAGGTTAAGGGGAGCGACCAAGAATAAAATGAGAGGGCAATTACGGTGCCGTAATCACTGTATTTTGCCCTCTTTTTTTATTGCCCTGATTAACAGGGAGAAATGATGTCCCTCAAGATCAGAAAGATTGTACACCCTGACGCCCCGGAACTGCGGCAAGCACGAATTGATGAGGCCATTGTGACCGGCCAACCGCTTGTAGAACGTCCGTTCTGGTACGAGAATTTGGAAACGGGGCAAACCTATTACGATCTGACCGGCTGTATTGGCTGGCCGACGCAGATTGACGACAAAAAGGAAGATTTGCCCGGCTATATCGCCGTTGTGGGGATTGTAAAATCGAAAAAAGAAGAAGATCCGAAGGACGCTGTATTTCAGTTGTTGGCTGAGACGGAAAGCAAAGATGTTCCGACCTTATTATCAAAAATGCTCGAATTACGGCAGGAATATGGTTTCGGCCTGCATCCGAATTTGATGCAGGCATGGTTCGGGGATCCGGAAAGATTTGTAACGACGCTGGCATTGCTCAACGAAAGGCTTGTCGAGGAGAGAGGCGGAGACCGGCAAGCAATTCTGATTATTCCGCCCGATGATTTCTACGACACGATGGTTTTTGATATTTACGTGCGGTCTATGCGGTCGAGTGTCATGCCGGATAAGACCAGATTTTATTTCGGCGGAAATGAGATTTTGAAGAACCGATTGCGTGAATTCAAGCGGGATGATCCGGCGGTTATGGCCGTCGGCGGATTGGTGCACAGCCTGGTTTTGCGATGCACCTGGATGGACCAAACAAGAGAGAACATATTCAACGCTGAGCGTTGAATAATGACTTTTGCGTTAGTTTTTGTAGTTTTGGCATTGATGGCCGTGTTTGCGTTGCTGGTTAGGGTTAACAATAAAACAAAATTGCTGACCGAGTTGATGGAGGCAATCAATGATTGTCAAACGATCTTTCAGCAAAAGCACGATTTGGATATTGGGTTAAGTAATACAAAAATAAACCAAATAAACCATAAATGCGATACCTCACAGGCCGTTTTAGGCTCGTTGCTGCTGGAAAACTGCGTGACCGACAGGGAGGCAGAAGATTACATTTCACCCAAAATAGAGCTGAAGCCAGCAGTTGAGAAGGAAGAGGCGAAAACCACCTGTCGGAAAGCGCGGCAAAAACAAGAGAAGGAAAAGACCGAGGGGGAAGCATAATGAGCCAGCAACAAATACATATGAATATTGAGTTAAAACCTGAAGATCGCCGAATTTGCGGAAAGTGCGGGGGGACGGCATTTGTGCCTGCATGTGCATTGTATGATGTATCAGCGATAGTAAGCCCAACAGGTAGGTCGGATGTTGTCGCAATACCGGGTTATGCATGTGTTGTTTGCGGCACCCAGGTTGACCTGACGCCGAAAGAAGAAAAGCCAAATATATTGGTGGCCCTGGACGGAGGGCAGGCATGAATTGGGAACCGATTGCATTGTTGTTTGTCGGCGCATTTCTTTTGTTTTGCGGCGACAAACAACA